TTTAGTATATTGCCGCACAGATAACGGTTTTACTAAAGATTTTACCCCGATGATTTTGATGTCGAAAGAAACATGGGACTTTGTCCAAGGTTATCTTGACGGAGCGAATAATTACGAACTTTTAGAACGTTTCTGACGCTTGGATGAGTTTGCCGCTATGATGGAATGGAAGACATGAGGGACTTAAAATCCCTTGGCTATTGTAGCCGTGTGGGTTCAACTCCCACTGGCGGTACTAATTAATCAAACTTAATAGAATTATGAAATCAAAAATCAAAAACTTTATTCTACGACTACTTTTCACCCAGAAACAAAGAGCCGTAATTTGGTGTGGAACTGCTTATAGCTGCCTTCATTATTTGCGCAAGAATAATCGTGAGCGTGCTGCTTTTGTATTCGATGTGCTAAGTGATACCGAGGATATGTTTGGCGAGGATGTAACCCAGTCGCGAATGTCTATGGAAATTCTCAAGCATATTAATCGCATACTGGATTTCAGTGAAGAATGCGAGCGTATGGAGATGAGGAAAAATGCTGAAGCGTATCGTAAATTTGTTGAAGATGTAGCAAAGTGCGATACTAAGCCGAAACCACGTCCAACTATTATCGGTAAAATGGTTATAGACTTATCAGAATGCAAGGATTGCTCTCAATGCGAAGATTGTATTGTACGCCAAGCCATCGAAGAAGTAGAAACCGAGAATAAGCATAAGGAGGAAGAACCCGAAAGTTCAGAGTCAACCCCCACCGAAGAACCGAAAGCAGAAACCGAAACACCTGCCAACGGAGTACCCACAGAAGAAACTACTGATAACATATAAAACATAATAAAGTTAAGAAATAAACTCTTCACGAGCCACCTGGATAGTGATATTAGGGTGGCTATTTTTATCACCACGGTTTACTAATAAGTAGAACCAAAAGAACTAAGAATTATGATAAAATCTCAATATATCGTATATGATACGGAAACTGGTGGGCTGGACGAAACCGCGAACCCCATCACGCAATATGCTTGCGTTGTGCTTGATTTTAAGACGTTAAAAGAAATTGACCGTTTTGAAACATATATAAAACCGTACAATGATTTAGTTATCACAAAAGAGGCACTGGATAAGACCATGCTATCAATGACCGATATTCGCAACGGTATAACGGTTGAGAATTTTGTAAACGTATTATTTGAGTTTAACCGCATGCATCAAGCCAAGGGTAAATTCCCAAGCGCCAATCGTCTTGTTCCAGTGGGTCATAATATTCCGTTTGATAATCGGTTTTTAGCCTACGCATGCCGTTTATTCGGGAAAGATTATTTTGAATATGTTCAACCGAATTTTGTTGATACGATGGTGTTGTCGAAAATGATGTGGGGTTTAGTCGGTAATGAAAAAATTACGCTGACCGACTGTACCGAGCGTGCGAACCTAAAAATTATTGACGCTCACGGAGCAATGAATGACGTTGAAGCAACGGCTGACCTATTCCGATTTTTTACCCGAAAGCTAAGAGCCAAACGAGGTACAGCCGATACAGCGGAGCAGGAGATGAGGGCACGCGGTCAAGAGTTTTTTGAGTTTAAGTGCGGAGCGAAATGAAGAAATTTAGAATAAAAAGAGTTACTAAGAATTAGAACAATGAGCGCAGAAACATTCCGATTAGCATCGCAATTAGAGGCAGCGTTCAATTCCGTTGGAGCGAGTATGATGACGGTTAATTTTGCTGCTAAATTGCTTGCCTATGTGTACGTGATGGGTGGCGGTAATGAAGCCGTAGTTCAGCACGAGGGTTTGAACGCAGGTATAGCGATAGCTGCTCAAAAATTCAATATACGTGGTGGAGAGATACCGAAAGCGAAGTTCATCCCAGTCATTCGCGCATTTATTCATGAGTTAGAACGCTTGGGCGATAATACACCGTGGCTAAATGAAATATATTCCAGATATAATCTAAGAAACAAACAAACGTAAATATAAAATGGAAAATCAAAACGTACAAAAAGAAAGTGATGTTTTAATTTTTGCCGCTACGAATGAAAACGTAATAAAGGCAGTAGAAGCAATTTCCAACCAGGAAAACGTGGAGTTAGTACGATTAGAGGATAAAGTATTAACCGATTATCTAAAGTCAAAGAGCAAGCAGGAAACCAAGCCTATCACGGTTGATGAATTCGTAGCCGATGCGGAGAACCGAAAAACCGCTGAGGAAAAAGCGATGTATCTTTGGAACTTGCTCACTAATAACGCGACAACGGATAAAGCGTTCAACCGCATATTCACAAAATCAGAAATCGTCCAACGTACTACTTTGACGAATAAGACGCTTGGTGAGTTGCTTGATTTATTGAGCCTATTCGGTTTGATAACTTTCACCAAGGGAACTTATGAGTTCAAATTTTTATTCGGAGAAAAACTCCAACAAGCAGAGACATACGCTGATATCATTCAGGACATAACGCTTATGAACGTAAATATCGTGCGCTACAAAAATCTGTTTAAGGATGATGCGGAGCGTGAAGCAGCCGTTAAGGAACTCCAAGAAAACATTGCGAAACTGATTCAATACTAATAAAATTAAGTCCAAATTGACCGTAGTCGGGCGATACTTTTAATATCGTCAGTGACTACGGTCAATAATGGTAATAAGGATAAACGTTATGCCTCAAGAAGATGAACGTAGTATATTAATGCGAAACGCGGAAACACTCAAGCGAGTTAGAGTGGATAGCATCGCCTCACTATTCAACTATTCCCCCTTGCATGCCGTTGAGTGTCTTAGAACGCTTGACGAGATAATTGAAACGCTTGACGATAGAGCGTTAATAGAGATATTCAATGGCGGTGAAGATGACGTAGATACGATGCTGAAGGGTATGCTGAATGACGTATATTCTACGATTTACACTGGTAATCGTGATGTCGATTTTATGCCTAAATATACCGAGCGACTTTCAGAAAGCATCGAAGAAATATTGAGGTGTAATAATTTGACGTATTTTATTACTTCAGTTTTACCCGATTTTCAACTTTCGTTTCATCATATGGAGTGGGGCGATTTGGTTCACCACCATAATAAGCTATGCATCAATGCAGCGCGTGACCACGGTAAGTCGTTTTATTTCTCTAATGCCTATGCGGCATGGCAGTTATACCGTTATTCCCCACCCAAAAATCAAGCATTTTCGCGCAGACCTACAAAATCAAATAGTAATCGCGGTTTTTTATTTTCATTCTCACTTCAGCAAGCGGTTGACCTCATCGAAATCTTAAAGGGAACGATTGAGAGCACCGATGTTTTGAGGGAACGTTTAATGCCAACTAATGCTAAAGATGGAGCGTGGGCAAGCACGAATATCGTATGTAAGAATGGAGCGCGTTTGACGGGCAAGGGTTTTGGTTCATCGGTACGTGGTGCTCACCCCTACTGGATTGTAGTAGATGACGGTTTGAAAGATAACGTAATATATAGCCAATTACAACGCCAGAAGAGTATTGACTATTTTCATTCCGTAATTATGAACATGCTTGTTCCTGGTGGTCAAATAATCGTAGTCGGAACACCATTCCACGCGCAAGATTTATACGGAGATTTGAAGAGCAAAAAAGGTTGGTTTGTTATTGAATATCCTGCTATATTTCCTGATGGCAGAATACTATGGCCACAGCGTTGGTCGTTCAAAGACCTTATGGACAAAAAGAACACGCAAGGAAATATTATCTTCAGTCGCGAAAATCTTTGTCGCCCAATCGTATCTGACTCATCAATATTCCCCTTGGAGATTTTGAAGCGCAGTTTAGTACGAATGGAAAATTATACGTTAGTACGAAATCGTGATGATTTTCCGAAGAAGTTTGGTAAAGTGGTCTGCGGTTGCGATTTTTCCATTTCCTCAGCGGTCGGAGCAGACTACTATTGTTATTCAACTTTTGGAGTAGATGAGGATAATGGAATGTGGCTACTTGATTTGCAGATTGGCAAAGGAAGAACATATGACGAGCAACTTCAAATTCTAAAGGGCATAAACGTCAGATTTAGACCTGATGTAATGGTATTTGAAAGTAACGTATTTCAACAAATTTTTACCGAGGGAGCAACGAAATACGGCATGCCCGTAGTGCCTCATAATACTGGAACCGAAAAGAATGACTTGAGTAAGGGTTGGTGCGCTATTGCTACTGCTTTTGAGCGTAGTATGTTCCATATTCCGATAGGCGACAAGATGTCGCAAGATATTAAAGATATGATTTTTGAGCAATTAAGTTCAGTGGCTTTTACCGATAAAGGACTACAGAGTGTGGGCAGTCACGATGATATTTGTAGTAGTTTTTGGTTAGCTATGCTTGGTCGAAATATCAGTACCACTGGCTTCAAGTTTAGCTTTATTTAATCATCGTTAATAATATTCAAGTTTAACATAAAAAAGATATAACGCATATGAACAACGTAGAAGTTAAAATCATTAATAAGAGTAACAACCCCAATCCCAGTTACGCAACCCCGCAGTCGGCAGGCATGGATATTCGTGCTAATTTACCGCACCATAATATCTTTTTGGCGCCAAAAGAAGTAGTCGTTATTCCTACTGGTATTTATGTTCAGTTACCCGATGGTTATGAAATGCAAGTGCGTAGCCGTAGCGGATTGGCGTTGAAAAAGAAAGTAATCGTATTTAACGCACCTGGTACGATTGATGCTGATTATCGCGGTGAAGTAGGAGTAATATTGTATAATGGCGGTGAAGCGAATTTTGTAATTAACCACGGAGATAGGATTGCTCAATTAGTAGTTTGCGCTTGTAATCAGGCGAAATTCGTCACCGTAGATACGCTGGACGAAACGGAACGCGGTGACGGAGCGTATGGTCATACTGGTGTAAAATAAACTAAAAATATATACGCGATGGAAAATATGTTTAATCAAATTCGTTATCCCGATAGCGTAAATCATATTGAAGCATTAACCGATGCTCTACTTAATGTGATGCAATATTCTGATAACGCGGTGGGCTATCCTGACGTTGAGATGGCTCAACCCGATGACGGAGTTATTGCTGAGTGGTTTTATCCGATATATAATGGCGCTAATGATTTTTCGGAATTATCGGCAATCCTCATGTACACATCTCAGGAAACCCGATTTGAGGCGATAGGTCAACTGATGCTTGGCATAGCATTAACCGAAATGAAGCATTACGCAAAGATAGGTGACTTGATAGTAGCGTTAGGTGGTAAGTTATCGCAGCGATACGAAAACACCAGCGTAAGCATTGGAAAAAGCGAAAGAGAGGCATTAACCGCTGCGCTTGATTCAGAGGTTAAGACTATTCAGTTTTACGAAGAATTGGCGAAAAAGATAGAGAGCGTTAAGTCAACCAAGACGACAAATATAGCGTTACATCTTATAGCAAAATTAGTAGCCGATGAAGAAGTGCACAAGAAGTTGCTTGAAGATAGCTTGAAAGAATATAGTAAACGCGAAGAACGTTTGAAAGACAAATTAGATGATTTGATTGATGACTGAGCGTAAGTTTTTATACAGAGTTTGTAAAGATACGGAGAAGAAATTCAACGTAATTTGTTATGCCTATAAAACTACGTTTGGCGATAAATATATTTGGAATTTGTGTATAGACGATTATGAATTGTATATGCACGATGCCGAATTTAAGCAATGGCGAGATGAGGTTCAACGTCAAGCGAAAGCAGAGAATATAAGAACCGTATTTTGTTATTGCTATCCTAATGAAGAAAATCTATGGAAATTGCTCCAGATTGATAATTTAGTAATAGTACACTAAATGTGATAATGATTGGTTTATTATGATATCCGTAATAGCTTGCGAAAGTAGTTACGGATTTTTTATTGCCGATGTTTGGCAGTTTTATCTTATATATTTATTTTGGGACAAAATAAATTGCCCAAAGTTTTATATAATAAAATTAACAAATCAACAAAGAAATGTTCAAACCCAGTAAATATCAGAAAGCAGTTTACACTTACATCAACAAGGGTAAAGGAAATGCCGTTGTAGATGCGGTAGCAGGTAGCGGTAAATCAACTACCATCGTAAATGCGCTGAAGATTATACCCAGCGATAAGCGAGTATTATTTTTAGCATTCAATAAATCAATCGTAGAAGAATTGCGTAAAAAGGTTGGTGACTTATCAAACGTAGAAGTATCAACGCTACATTCGCTTGGCGCTCAATCTTGCCGTAAAGCTATTGGTTCAAAAATCAATGCTGCTAAGTATAGCATTTATATCGGTCAAAGGATTGAGGATAAAACACTCCAAAGTGAAATCTATGATAAACTTTCAGCCGTCCAGAAGATGACGTGGAAGAGAAACATCCGTCAGCTCATTGACCTTGGTCGTGTAAATCTTATCACCGATGCCGCTGGATTGAGAGGTTTAGCCGAAAAGTTTGATTTGGATATCATTGATAATGAAATTGAGCGTGCCTTGGAAATTATCGAATGGGGTAAAAAGAACATTAAGGAAATGGACTTCACGGACATGATTTATTTCCCGAATGTCTTGAATGTACCTATGAGAAAATTTGATTGGGTATTTATAGACGAATGCCAAGACCTTAATGCCGCTCAGCGCGAGATGTTTTTGAAATGCGTTAAGCCCAACGGTGGTCGTTGGATAGCCGTAGGAGATGAACGTCAAGCAATCTACGGTTTTAGCGGTGCTGATGCTGATAGCTTTGCTAAGTTGAAGAACATTCCTCATACTGTAAAGTTACCGTTGTCGATTTGTTACCGTTGTGACCAAAATATCATTACGTTAGCTAAAACTATTGTACCGCAAATAGAGTGGCGCGATGGAGCACCGATGGGAGAGATTGACCGCGATGCGAAAAAGGCAGACGTAAAGGATGGTGATATGATACTTTGCCGCGTCACCGCACCGTTGGTTAAGTTATGCATGGAGTATATTTCCACTGGCGTTAAGGCATACGTCAAGGGTAGAGATATAGGTGCTAACTTGATTAACATGATTGAGAATACGGAATGCGCTACGATAGAGGGAGCACTTGAAGAAATGCGCAAGGAACTTGGTCACATTATCGGTAAGCTAATTGCACTACATATCTGCCAAGACCAACAAGAAGCAGAAGAGCATCCGAAGTACGTTTCATACAACGATAAAGTTCAGGCTATTGAATTCATATCGCGTGGACTGGAAAAGAGCGAAGATGTAGTCAACCGCATCCGAGGTATATTTGCTGACGAAAAAGAGGGTATTTGCCTCAGCACTATTCATAAATCAAAAGGCTTAGAGAATGACCGCGTGTTCATTATTTGCGAGGATAAGATGCCGCTGAAGGGTTGCATGGAAATTCCTTGGATGGCTGTTCAGGAATATAATTTAATCTACGTTGCTATGACGCGTGCCAAGCATTTTCTTGGATATATTCAAGATTTTTGCTAAAAATTAAAAAAATTTGCCAAAAAGTTTTGTAGATTAAAAAATAAGTCGTAACTTTGTAGTGGAAATAATTCCGAACCGTAAAATTAAATTGTAAAAAGAACCGTTATGGAACAAGAACAGATGAACAAGGTTTTCCGTAAGCTATCCAAACTCAAAAATTTCTATGAGGGAGCGAAAGCGGTAAACAACGAGAACGAAGCAAATGTAGCCGCAATGGCTATCCAAAAGTTGCTTGCTGAGTATAATCTCAGTATGGACGAAATCGAAAGCGTTGATGAAACCGAAAAGAAACGTCACGAAGTTAAGCACGAAGCATGGTCAGGTTACACCTACAAGAGTATCGGTGGCGTATGGGAACAGCGTCTGACCTACGTTATCTGTAAGTGGAATTTCTGCCACTGCTACACTCTCAACGGTAGCTACAAGCAACTCATCGTAGTAGGCGAACCCCAGAACATCGAAACGGTACGTTGGTTGGTGGACATGCTTAAAGAACGTTTTGTAACATTCTCAAAAGACCGTTACAAAGAATACAAGGATACACTTGAAGAGTGGGAGAAACCGATGTCAAAGGATAAATTCCAACGTAGCTATCTTGCAGGCGCAGCCGCAGGTTTAGACGCAAAACTTCAAGAAGAACACAACCGCGAAAAAGCCGAAGAAAAAGAATTGACTACACGCATCAGCGCATTGGTAGTCCGCAAGGATGCCGCTATTAAAGACTATGTTCAGCAAACGTGGGGTGGCGCGAAACGCGGTCGCAGATTTCAAGAAAACAACGATGCAGCACGCTGGTCAGGGTACGCAGACGGAAAGCACACAAGTATAAATAAACCGATTGCGGGCGGTAGAGCCGCAGCCGAACAAACGAAAATGCTTTCATAATTTCTTGGTAATAAAAGATTGATTTATTAGGTTTGAACATCGAAGCATCACCCCTGAGAAGAGCGGTGATGCTTTCTATGTTTTCAAGGTTTTATTAAAATAAAAATTGATACGAAAATGAACATAATATTTGACGGAAATTTTCTGGTACATAAAACGTTTTCAGTTTGGTCAATGTATTACCAAGACCGTAAGCTAACACCAGAGGAAAACGAACAACGATTAATTACCGCGTTAAGAGATAAGGAACAACAACAAGTTTTTCTACGGAAAATACTGATTGATGCCTGCGCTGCTATAAATCGTTTTTCTGACGTGGAGAAAGTAGTATTTGTAATAGATAGTACATCGTGGCGTTACCAATTCTACAATGATTATAAGTATGCTCTGACGCGTGTTCGCGGAGAGTATTATAAAGACTTCATAAACCTGATTGAGGTAGTAGAAGAATTTTTACAGCGCAAGGGTTTTATCGTTAGCCGAGTAATGGGCGCGGAGGGTGATGACCTTTTGTATCTTTGGAGTATTTATTTCAGCGAAGTACTGGAAGAAGATTTGATTGTTGTGACTGGTGATTCAGATATACGTCAAATTATCAATTCTAAAGTATCGTTATTCTGCAACAACTCCAAGAACCTTAGATTTTTCTGCATCCCTGAAAGAGAGGTGGAGTGGAATGAGTATTTTGATACGGATATTATTGTTGAAACGGTTAAGCCGTTTGAGATACTTTTATATAAAGTTATTATGGGTGATAAGTCGGACAATATACCGAAATTGAAGAAAGGTTTTGGCGATGTCGCATTTCATAAATTCATCCAGAGTATAACGCCATACACCGTACCAGCAGAGGGAACGAGCGTGACGGATATGGGGCAATGGATTGCTAATAAGTTTTGCGAATATATCAAAGAACCTAATTATGAAGAATATTTAGGCAAGATATTATTCAATCTTCAAATGACGTGGCTGAATTTAGCCGTATATAATGATTACAATTTTCGCTACGAAAACGGCAAAAATCTATTAGTTAATATGTTGGACAATATAAATGAGCGAAAGGACAGTTATAATTACAATAAACCATTTACGTTAGAAAACATATATAGAGCACCAATTAAGTAATCTTTATAAATAACATTATAATATGGACAATGATGTAACAGCCGCATTTCAGAAAATGCGTACGCAGCAGCGAATAAACATCGCACGCTCTTTTGGCGTTAGTACTGAAGAAAATATCAGTAAGTCGAAATTCGACACGTTGAACGATGAGCAAAAAGAGATAGCTAAAGCATTAGCGAGCGGCAACCCCTTTGAAGTCGAATGGGGCAAAAGCGAGTTAGAGAAAGCCGAACTCACCGACATCGAAAAGTCGGATATTATGGACGCAATTTCTTATTGCTCGCAAGACAGTTTTTCTTTCAAGAAAAGCGGTAAGGAAATAAAAGACAAAATCAACTCTATTATTTTACCTGAAAAGCAAGCCGAACTTGCTGTTGCTAAAGGTGAAGCAGATACTTTTTTATCTGATTGCGGTGCAGCACCTACTCAAGACGTATCACGATGGTGGCTGAACGATATTAAGATGGACGTTGGTTATAAAATGTACAATTGGGAAGAATGTCGATTATGTAAGGATGATTATGTTTCTGACTCTTTGTCTTGGGAACACCAGAACGAAAAGCCGAAATGCAATGTGCCGCAAACGGAGGATGAGGCAAAAGCACGTTGCAAATACAATGACGCAGTTGAGCGTATGTGTCGCATAATGGTTGATATTAAGGCTTGCGAAATTCTCATCAACAACGTTAAAGATGAGGACTCAATCAAAATGACACCGCGTCAATTAGCTGTGTTCCGATTTGTTTAGGATGTTGTGATAATTTGAGCGTAACTATTCGTGGGGATAGTTACGCTTTTTGTTTCGCAAGGTTATTCTAAATATGGAACCAAATAAACAAATTCATAAATATTTTCGCGTTGACGATATTGTTGCAAACGCAGATATTTGGGGTGACGCTTTATTCGTTGTTCATGGGTTTGGTGGTAATGCTTATTTACCCGAACTTTATGTTCATCGGTACGGAAAACCTAAAACAATCGCAAATTCTTGCAATTGGGATGTCCGAGATACGGAATTAGTAAATGCTCCAAAAAGACCTTTCAAGAAATTGAAAACGAATATGCTGCTAAAACTAATCAAGAAGCACAACGAAGAAGCCAAACGAGAATTTATAATCAGAACTAATATAAAAAGATATGTTTGAAAATTATTCTTGGTATAGCAAACTACCAGACGAAAATTTAGAGGTTTACGAGCCACATCTCAAATTGTTTTTTGAAACGATGTTTGAACGTCAGTTGATTTGGTATAGGCGGTTTATCTTAAAACAACCAAGACCTTGGACTGATAATAAGATTTTTCAGGAAAGTAAATTCACCAATGTGTACCGTGAATTAGACCGTAATAGTCAATGGCAGATTAAGAACATTCTTTTGGACGATGAACTTGATTTGCGAAATCTGATTTGGAAACTCATGGTGTTCCGTTTCTTCAACAACCCCGAAACGTTTACATTTGAAGCAAAGAATAAAGCCGTACAAGGTACGTTATTCGGAGATAATTTCAAGTCAGGTTTGAAGCAAGCCGAGAGTGCGTCAGAACTAATTTCAGCATCGCGATGGCGCAACGGCATCCCCGACTACGAAGAATATGACGAAGATGAATTCAGTCAATTTATTGCGGGCATTCGTAGCGTGGGCAAGAACCCCTACACCACAGCTTATTTGATTAATAGTCAAGCAACGCCAGGACAACCACGAGATTATTGCTACACGCGTGTCGTCATACCTACACTCCATAAGCGTATGGATGAACTTATTGAAACAGTAGAAACCGCGAAGAAACCTGAAGATATTATTGAATTCTTGAAACAATTCCCTGCGGTAGCCGATTTTATTGCTCACGAATTTTATCAAGACTTCACATATATTCCGCGTTACACCGATAGGATGTTCATGCGTTTCACCCAGAACGATTTTACCAACGTTGGTCCAGGTGCTTCAATCGGCATTCGTCTTATTTATCCGAGCCTCAAAACTATTCGTGAGCAAAAACAAGCTATTTATTGGTTGCGTGATGCTGCCGAAGAAATGCTGACTAAGATAGGTGATGAGCGAGGTTTATTGATGCCTTACTTGGATTGGAATAAGGAAACACGATGCTACCAAGTATCGGATAAATGTAACATTACGTTACATCAGATTGAGATGTGGCTGTGTGAATTCCAAAAATACTGGAAAATGATTATCGGTATGGGTAAGCAACGCTCAAAATTTGAACCCCGAACTAAAGACCTTATAGTTAAATGACAGCGAACAACTTCAGTGAAATAGCCGATGAAATTGAGTTTAGTTACTGGCAGGTATTAATGTCTGAACTTGACTCAAGTCTAAATAGATTGAAATATATATCTTCAGCTGATTTGAAAGACGCTTATGAGAACGAACAATTCAATAGTTTTTGGGATGAAGTCAAGGCTAATGAATCAATTATTGTAAGTGTATCAGATAACGCAGATTTATACGAAATCGGTGATGACTCATTATTAATCGTCTTGGTTGAGAATGTTAATAATAGGATGATTGTATTTGATAAGCAGGATAAACGTAAAGTTTGTTCATTGATTCAGAAATCCGAATAACTCTTTTTTACTTAAATTACTCATAGGAACGGTACGTCACGACTATTTTTGTAGCCGTGACGTATTTTTTAGCAAACAACAATTATATAAGACGTAAAAAGAAAGACGTTAAACGTATAGAATGAGTTACGCTAAACAATTACAATCGGTAGAATATGCTCAAAAGAAGTTAGAATTTAAGAGAATGAGCATAATTGAGAAAGCAGCGAAATCGGACAATCCAGACGATTTGATAGCTGCTTCCAAGGCTATTGCTCAAATTAAAGAACTACACGAGCAGCCGACAAAAGCATTTTTCATTGACCCACTTGACGTAAGCGCAAATTTAGGATACAAAGACAAGCCATATTCTTTAACATATACTACGCTGAAGCGTATGGCTTCAACCCCTATCATAAACGCCATTATAAAGACACGTAAAAATCAAATTGCTGATTTTGCCGAACCGCAGGGTGATAGGTATTCAACTGGCTTTATTATCCGTAAGAAACCGCAAGGTGGCGCGGAGATAAAGATGACCGAACAAGATAAAAAGATTGCAAACGCAATCACTGATTTTATCTTGAATTGTGGTAATCAGTATAGTTGGACTGGCGATGACTTTGATACTTTTATCCGAAAGATAGTTGACGATAGTTTGGTTTATGACCAAATGACGTTTGAGTGTATTCGTAATAAAAAGGGTGTATTGGAAAGATTTTTAGCTACGGATGCCGCTACATTCCGTATGGCTGAAACAGCATTCCGTGACGATACGAATAATCCATTTTTTGATAAACGCGGTAGCGGAATTTGGTTCAATAAATCTTTCAGTTCACATCTACAACCGATAAAAGGATATTACCCGCAATACGTTCAGGTGTATCAAAATTCCGTAGTTACGGAGTTTTACCCCTGGGAATTATGTTTTGCTGTTCGTAATCCATCTACATCAATATATTCTAATGGCTACGGCTGTTCTGAACTTGAGGAACTGATTAACGTAGTTACGAGTATGCTATGGGGCGATGAATACAACCGCAGATTTTTCTCTCAAGGCTCAGCGCCAAAGGGTTTATTGCGCGTTAAGTCGGGAATGAACGACAGCGCATTACAGCAGTTTAAGCAACAATGGCAGGCTATGATTAGCGGAGTAATGCAGTCATGGAAAACGCCAGTCGTACAAGCCGATGTTGATTGGATTGACCTTCAGAAGAACAATCGTGACATGGAGTATTCGTCTTGGATGGAATACTTGATAAAATTAGCGTGTGCTATTTATTCAATAGACCCAAGCGAAATCGGCTGGGATATTAGCCGTGGTAGCGGTAATAGCGGACTATTTGAAGGCAGTCAGGCAGAGCGTTTACAGCACTCTAAAGACAAGGGTTTATATCCTATCTTGAAATTCATTCAGCGTAAGATAAACAAATACATCGTTGAACAAATTAATCCAGAATTTGAGTTTGTGTTCATGGGCTTAAACGGTATGACCATTGAACAAGAACTTGATATGGATATTAAGAAACTTAGCAACTTCCAAACCATCAACGAAATTCGTCAAAAATGGGATTTACCTGAACTTGAGGTCGCTGGTGATATGATTAATAATTCTATATTCTTTCAAGCCTACAACGCTGCTAAGCAACAAGAGATGCAAGCCCAGCAACAACAGCAAATGGGTGGCTTTGGTGGCGGTGGCTACGGAGGTGATGAAGATGATTATGGAGATTATGGAGATTATGGCGATGAAGATGAGGGTGGCGATAACGGAGAAGAACAAGGACAATCCGAGGAAGAAGAAAACCCATTTGAGGCATATCTGAATAATCAAAATTCTGACGAGTCAGAGGAAGAACCTGAAGAGGGAGAAGAAACTGGCGAGGAAGAAGATGAGGAAACGGAGGATGAGGAAACGGAGGATGAAGAAACCGAGGATGAGGATGAGGAAGAAGATGAGGATGACGAAGATGAAGAAAAGGAGAAATCTGATAGCAATATTTTCGTTAAAGCCTTTGAAGAATTTTTAGCTAATGAAGAAAAAGAATTAAACAAATAAGCATATGTCAAGCACTAAGAACATAGGTCAGGTTGTAGGTTTATACATAGGAACAGAACCGCCATCAAATACGGTACTGATTTGGTATGACGAAACACCTAATCAATGCTGTCATAAGGTTTACAATAAAAGTGTAAATCAATGGCAAGCGTTAGACCCAGAAATTGTCGCAATTACAACCTATTCCGAGTTAGTGAATAACGCTAAGAAGAATGGATTGAGCATCGGTAAATATTATGAGATAACGGATAAGTCGAATGTATTAGCCGTAGCGATTACAACTACAAAAGTACAATATAGCGATGGTGCTGGAAATATTCTTGTAGATGACCTTGGTACTAATATTCAATATCACGTCAGCAGTAGCAATATTCTTATTGACGATGTTAATGGCGTGTTTAGCACTGATACGAATAAACTTGTTTTTTCGTTTGACGAAACGGATATTGAATTTGGTGACGATGATTATGTATTAGGAAAATTCCGCAGAGGTACAAAATGGTTGTTAGGCAAATTCAAATTATCGAAACTTTTGTCAACCACTTCAGGAAATTCGATAACTTGGAAAGACGGTTTTTTCTTCAGTTTTTCGCAAGCCATTAAGAATATCATAGATAAGGCAGGTGGCGTAGTCGGAAAAGACACTTATGATAGTAAAGTCAAGGAATTGGAGAAATCTATCAGTAACGTATCAAAGGAAAATCAGACCATTATTAGTGACGCTAATACAGCTATCAGCAACGGTACATCGAACACGAATATTTATAACAAGAAGTTACCTACAACGATTGATACAACGGTCGTACCTGCCGATGTTCAACGTAATGATACGTTGAGTACAATAGTGTCAAAATTTCAACGTTGGATAAATAAATTCAAGTATGCTACTGGCGTTAGTATGTCGAAATCTTATAGCGATGCTACATCTGGTCAGTACGTCAATAATAACGATACGGTTGAAACAGCAATCGGTAAGTTGCAGTATTGGATTAAGAACCCCGAAAGTAAATTTGTTTTAACCGAGAATTACAATAAAATTCTTGTACTCGTAGGTAATTTGCCTGTCGTTGGTGATTCATTTCTAATGGCGATTAAGAAGTTGAGTGCATATTTACAACATGCAATTAACTTAATTAAATTACCTGATAGTTGGACGCCAAAGGCATATACCACAAATATAGCATTGCCTGCGCCTGGCGATACGTTATCAGAAGCATTCTCTAAGGCAATCGGTAAGTTCAATCAGATAGGCTTAATATACGATGGCGTGATTGAAGGTCGTGAACGTAATGATTCAACCGATAGTTCAGACAATACGGATGGCACCCCGAAATTGCGCATAAGTTTTAAGTCAGGAAATATTTTACTTCAGAATACAGCGGAGGATAATGTATTGTTGGACCAAACTGGACTTACAATAAAGAATAATGACCAAGTGTATTTTGAAGCAAATAGGTCGCGACTGAGATATTATGTTCCATATCCTGGTGGTAGCTATCCAACGTCAAACTTCAAACCGATATACGCGAGCGGAGCGACTATTTACGCTGGTGCAGCCTTCCTTTCAGATGCTAATGTAGCATTGTCAGCTAAGTGCAAGAACTCAGCTACAGCAGGATATTATGACGCATTTTTCGGTAAATTAGGTGTAGGTGGTTTAGTGTTTAACGCCATTAGTACCGAGTCAGATTTTTACGTTACAGCTGACAATACTATGGTGTTAGGCAATACATCGAAAGGTAATTCAGTAAACGTTTACTTGCCGTCATCGCCTGAGAATGGTCGAATTGTTTATGTGTCGCGTATGGGTAATGGTGGAGTAAACGTATATGCGCAAGGTACCAATGGTATTGATAAAATTGGTTCATCTGTTTCAAACGTAAGTATTGATTCACGCGGTAAGGTATATATGTTTGTATTCATCGCAGGAATTTACTACGATGGTGAATCAGTTTCAGGACTTTGGCAATTTGCTATTTTAACCCACTAATCATATGACGTTATGCTAAAAGTAAAGGTAAGTGATACTGATGTAAATCAGATTTTAGATATGGTTGATAGCGATGAGAAACTATCAACCATGAGACAGGAGTATGAGCTCAATTTGGTTGAGAACTCAGTTGATGATAGTGTTATCAATGTCATTCTAAAGAAGAAAGAGGAAAAACGTACATTCTCAGACTTGAAGAAAATCATTCTACGAAAACAGATTGACGATGCTTACACGGCTCAGCTGGATGACTTCAATAACAACTACGTTGAATTTGTTCCTGACCATAACCATGATGTCGAACTTGAGGAATTTGATAACCCCCGAACCTATTATGAGAAAGGTGAGGATGGAAAAATCTATCAACGTTGGACAGTGGAGAAAAATAATAAATCACTCATCAAGGACAAAATCAATAGTCTTAAAGATGAATTATCATCAACTGATTATAAGATTATCAAGGCTTATGAGGCGAAAGTTACATTATCTGATTCACCATATTCAGCGGAGGAATTAGAAGAAATCGTACAGCAACGCCAAGCGATACGCGATAAGATAAATGAACTTGAGGAACTGATTAAATAATACCGCGTATGTGCAAGATTGTATATTTGACGTCCAGATGCTTTGACGTACCGTCCAACCGTTTCAAACACGCACTCGCAGCGGAATTACGAAACCGAGATATTGAGGTTGTAACCGATAGTACATGTTTCATAAAAAGATTATTCCGTAGGCATCGCACCTACGGAATGGCTATTGCTATTGATTTTTTCAGAGATAAAAAGGAGGGTTGCGGACTGACGTTGAATAAACAATGTACTCACATTAGCCGTGATTTTGCCTACACTGTTTCAAACTTATTAGACGAGTTGTTGCCGAGAATACGTTGGAGAGATTTTCAGTTTGTAAACAATACGGATAAGACCTGGCGAATATTTTTCGATAAAGTCAATTCAGAAACAAAGTCAATTTTCTATTTATGTACTTACAATAATGCCACCGACTACGATAATTTCATGACGAAATTCAATGACGTAGTAAAAGCGTTTGCTGATGAAATAGTAAGATGTTTACGTAGTGACTATGATTGTAAGGACTATCAGAAGAGAGTTAGATTAGCAAAACTAAAACAAAGACAAATTTCTATAAAATCAGTATGAGTTGGATGAATGAAAATGTAGTGGAATTTTTGTCGGTGCTATTTGGTACTGGCGGTATAGGTTTTGCTATAATAACGCATATATTAGACCGAAAGAAATATCAACAAGAGGTTAGACAAGCATCAGCCGATGCTGATATTCATGCCGATGAGTTTTGGAAAAATCGTTATGATGTCCTTAATGCCGAGATGCAAAACAAGGATACATGGTGGCGTGAACGGTACGATAACTTGTATCAGGAACTCCAAAATGAACGTAAACTCAGCAACGAAATAATTAAAAATTTCCGAGCCGAACTCAACGAGATACGCGAAGATTATGAGAAGCAACACTCAGCCGATAACGAAAAGTATGAAGCATTGATGCGTAAATACAAGGAGTATCAAGATGAGGTTGAAAATAAAAATCGTGAACAAATGTCGCGTATTTGTCAATTAGAGAACTTGGTAGCAGAATACGAAAAGAAAATTAATCGCAAATGAATATCAAGAAAAGAACAGCCGTAATAGCAAGCATCGTACTACTGGCGGTGGGTTTTCTGTTAGGTCGCTTAACATTTACCGAGCGAGCGTCAGAGCAAACGCGAGAGGTGGTAAAATATGTGAAATCTTCAATCGTCTTGCGTGATACTATTACACAGCAGAAACTCATACCGTATGAAACATTCGTAGCCGATACCGTTTATCAGTATCTGACTACGGTTGTGGAAGTAGATACGGCTGCTATATTGAAAGATTATTATTTGAGCCGTAGATATAATTTGGATTTTAGTGATGATACGGTTGGAACGTTTCTGGTGGATGCCGAAGTAAATCAAAATAGGCTTGTTTACGCATCCTCCACTATTCAGCCGATAACTAAAACGGTTTATACCGAAAACACCGTATATCGGTCACCTACGATACAATTTTATGGTATGTTAGGTACTTCAGTCAATCTTAAAACGAATAAACTATCATTTGGTGTTGACCTGAAGCAACGTTACTTATTGGGAGTGTCGGGAATACGATTTGACGACAATTATAATTATACAATTGATTTTGGTATAAAATTCTAAATTTATGGACGACATAAGAGCACAAATATTAAGAGAGCAACAGTTGCGAAAAGCGCGATTGGCTAACCACTTCAATGAAGCGTTTGAGAACTCAGAAGAATTAGCCGAGGAAAACGAAACCGAGGAGGCTGATAATAAAGATAAAAAACCGCTGAAGAAAGCTATGACTATTGATAGCGTTGATGACGCATTCGATATTCTCAACAAGGCTGGTGAAGATGATTTATTCGAGAAAGCCCATCAGGTAGGTGATATGCATCCAAACGGCAAGTGGGTTTGGACTCAATTACCTAATGGTAAGTTTGATTGGCGTACAAAAGGTGGTCGTGCCCATCAACGTAGCAACGCATCGGGCGGTAATAACAATACACCGCAAGGCGGTAACGGAGATACAAAACCGCAATCTAAGAACGCGAGCGGAGGAAAAACTTGGGATAAGTTGAGTGATTTTAATGTCGAGGGTAGCGATGAAAAAGCCTTATGGAATAACTGGTATAAATTTCAGACAATGGGTGACCCCCATTTTATGAATAAAATGACCGAAATTTTTGAGAAGAAATTCCCGCAGGTAGCCGAATGGCATACAACTACACCCAACACAGGTAAATCAGTAATTACCGCAAAAGACGAAAATGGTAAAGATATAGCTACTTTAGACCTTGCTGGCAAAACTATTAAATTAGATAAGCTACAAACTTTCATGGATAAATGTCATGAGAGCAAAGTTGTAAAGAAAAC